CAAAGACGCTAAAGCCTGCCAGTTCTGTACTATATGTTTCCAGCTATGACTGTATTAGGGTTTGACCCTAGTCTTACTTCGTCAGGATTTTGCTACGGTCAGGAAGATGACATCGTTACGGGTAGAATCCTGACGAAGGAACTTCGCGGTATAGAAAGGTTATTGTTTATCAGAGATCAATTTATAAAATTAATTGGCAAAGTTCAGCCATCTATACTAGCCTACGAAGGCTACTCAATGGGATTGAAAGGCGGCAAGGTATTCGATCTAGGAGAGTTGGGTGGCGTTTTAAAAACAGTTGCATTTGAGAAAAACATAGATATACTTGTCGTGCCGCCCACCAGTTTGAAATTGTTTGCAACGGGCAAAGGCAACGCGAAGAAACCAGACATAAGCAAGGCAGTAGCCGATGTGTGGGGTTACAAGGTAACCCAAAATGACGAAGCTGATGCATTTGTACTTTTTCAAATGGGTAGGGCATTTAAGAGTGCAAGAATTTCTAGGGCGTACGAGGCTTATGCCCGCAAGGCACTCAATGGCTGTGAGCTAGTTTCAGCGAATTATATTCGCTAAGACCGTTGACAATTCTTAGTAAATAGGCTACACTTGAAATTAAGGTAAGAGGCTTACCTTGTTGTTCAGGTACATTTTCATTATAAATGGTCGAGGATACTATGAGCATTAAGCTTGGTGATGTTGTTGCGTTTCTTGGGTTTTCGGATTCTCCGCCCAAGCACGGTGAGTTGCTTGAGGAAGGTGCGGAGTACGAAATTGCGGGGGTTAATGAGGCTACGGACGAAACCGAAGGCTCTTATCGCCTGAAGGTCGAGAATCCGGATTATGATCCGGGCCGCCGTAAGTCTAAGGATAATCCTGAATTTATCGAAATTGATGTTTTCGGCGACGAGATTGAGTTAGCCGAAACGCAGCCTGCTAAGGCTAAGGCCAAGGCGGAGGAAGAGGAAGAGGCTCCGGCCCCGAAGAAGCGCGGCCGTCCCAAGAAGGTCAAGGAAGAGACTGCCGAAGAGGTTGCCCCGAAGAAGCGCGGGCGGCCCAAGAAGGTTAAGGAAGAGGTTGCCGAGGAGCAGGAAGCTGCGCCCAAGAAGCGTGGTCGTCCTAAGAAGCTCCGCGATGAGCAGCCTGCCACGGAGCATGTCGATCCGGATTTGCGGGATATGATTATCCTTACCCCGGATGAAGAGGATGCGGAGATCGTCGCGCTGATTAATGAGTCGGACGATATCTGTGCTCTCGCCGAGGAAGCATCCGAGGAGTCGGCAGCTACCGATTACCGTCTTGGCGGTATTCTTTATCACGTTCGTCTATCCGGGGCCTATAAGGATCTGGATGAGAAGTACGCAGCTAAGGGCGGCTTCGGTGTTTATGTCGAAGAGCGGCTTTCGGTCGGCTACCGTAAGTCGATGTATTTGATTGACATCTACGCGAAGTGGAATAAGTACGGTCTACCGTCCGAGAAGGTTCAGGAAATCGGCTGGACGAAGGCTCAGGAGATTGCCCGCGTCATGAATGCGGACAATGCGGAAGAGCTTGTCGAGCTTGCCGAGGGTAATACCGTTACGGACCTAAAGGAGACGATTAAGGAGTCCTATGTCCGTAAGGGCGAGGATACTCGCGAGGTCGTTAAGCGGGTTACATTTAAGTTCCGGCTGGTAGAGAACGCCGCCGTTGCGGTGCGCGAGTATTTCGAGATGGCTAAGACTCACCTTGGTTACGATAAGGATGAGGATGTTTTCGAGGCTATCGTTACGGAATGGGCGCAGGAGCATTTGGAGGTTAGTAAGACTCGCAAGGTCGGCTCCAGCAAGCGTCGTGATGCTATCGAAGAGCAGGATGAGGACATCCGCGTAGAGGCCGCGCCTAAGAAGGGCGGGCGTCGCACCGCGCATGTTTCTCAGTAAAGAGTAGCGGGCGGGAGAGCAACGGGCGGCAGCAGTGTCGCCCGTTGTTTTTTCGGGGGCTATATGCGGATTATACGAATTCCCGGTAAGTCCTATACGGAGGTTATACGTAAGAACGTAGAGGCACTTACGCCGCCGAAAGAGAAAGAATTAAGAGAAGATCACGGCCGGCTGCATTATTCACCTCGAACTATTTATACGCAACCTATACCTTCGTCTCCTCCTATAGTAGATTTGCAGGGGGCTTTTGATACCATTATTGATAACTCACTTGGGGGCGCGTGGGCAGAATTAGTAATAGAGTTAATGGGCGGGGACGAGCAACGGCCCTATGTACTGGCTACTTTTACCCCGGCCCAGGATCAGATATCATGGCATATGAACGGATTCGATTCGGTATTATCTATACGGAATCTAACCGCTCCTGTAACTAGGGAAGGTAGGGTAACTAGAATACATTACGTACGCGACGGTAATATTATAGTTTCGGTATCCCCGGAAACTTTTAGTTTAAATATATTAAATCTTTGTATGGGGGATACAATAACTATACCGGAGCTAGTTATTAACTTCACTTTCAGTTGAGGTAGTTATGGTGCGTAGGCGTAGATCAGAAGGCGCGGCTAAGGTAGCCATAGAATACATAGATATACATTCCTTGGAACCTTATGAAAGAAATCCTAGAGATAATCAACAAGCTGTTGCATCAGTTGCTAATTCGATCCGGACGTTTGGGTTTCTTGTACCTCTCGTTATTGACAGTAATCACGTTATCGTTGCCGGTCATACTCGTTTCGAAGCTGCTAAAGAACTAGGGCTAGACGAAGTACCGGTTATAATTGCCAGTAACCTCACCCCCGAACAAGTAAAGCAATTTCGTTTAATCGACAACAAAGTTTCTGAATTAGCCCGTTGGGATTTTGATTTGTTAGCCGGCGAAATATCTGCTCTACAGGAATCAGGACTAGATTTCACTCAATTTGGCTGGACGCGGGAAGAGCTAGATTGTCTGTCAGATGTAGTAGCGGAGGATTGTTTATCCGCCGGGGCAGTAACTACTCTAGAGGCTACAGAGCATCAGCGCCGGGCAGATCGTCGCGCACCTAGCACTACTCGGTTTGTTATTGGTGAGTATGTTATGTTTGTGCCGCAGGAAGTCTACAGGCAATGGGCTAATGATCTTCGGGTAGACTGCGAATATGATGAGTCCGAGATTATAAGAACTATCAAGAGTAGATTAGGTATCTTGCATATAGAAGAAACCTACCATCAGGACAATCCCTAATGTATAAGCTGGTATCTATTGACGATATATATCCTGACGAGAGTAATCCCAGGAAACCAGACGCCAATAGACTATACCTATTAACTCTTAGCTTATCTAAGCTTGGCTTTATCCTTCCTGTTGCCGTCGCCAAAGACGGCATGGTTTTATCCGGGCATCAGCGTTTAGTCGTAGCGCGGAGGCTAGGATGGACTCATGTACCGGTACAGTATGTTGACATAGAAGATAAAGATATTTCTGGAATTAACATTCTTTTTAACAGGGCCACGAATGATTTCGGGGCGTTAGATACCGGATCTAATGCATTGCAGAATCTTAGATTGTCTGAGATTATTGCGGAGGCAGAGAAGCTACCGGACGCGAGTTCTAATTCTAGCGAATGGTTTGCAATTAATTGCAAAGTCGAAGATATAAGTCAATACGGGGCGCAAGTCGCAGACAAGTATGATAAGAAAGCCGTTGTGGTTGCCCAGAATTTTATACGTAAAGATATACAGATTCCTATTGTTGTTTCGCAATCCGGTCAAGTCGTTAATGGAGTACATAGACTTATCACTGCGCTAGAGAATGGTATCCGGCATTGGCCTATAGTTAGGGTGCCGGATGAGCTAGCCGCATTTGCTGTCCACTTTCTAAACTACTTGTCTATGGATTTCCACGTAGATGAGGATTTTGCAGATGTACTCAGATACTCCGCCTACCGCCGGCCCCAAAATAACAGAGGAAGTGTCCCGAAAGCCTATAGATTTTGGGCGAACGGAGAGCGAACGCTACTGGATAAAGATTCGTATAGTAGAGGGTATTGGAGGAATTTTCGTGATTTGCACGGCAATAGTATTTTGGATTTTGGGTCTGGTTTGTCTAAAGTAGCCCCATTCCTGCGGACCAAAGGTATAGACTGTATAGACTTTGAGCCTTACCTTATTAACCCGCTATCAGAGAGTAAGAAGCCAGATCCGGCCTATTCTAGAATTAAGACAAAGGAATTCTTAAACGCCATAGCTGATCCGGAGAAGAAATTTGATTCCATATTTCTGGCGTCGGTCCTCAATTCAATACCATTCCCGAGAGATCGGATGGCTACTCTTGCTATTGTCCATGCCCTTTGTTCTTATAGTACTGTCGTATATGGCACTTGTAGGGACATTAGCGATTTTCTATACGAGTATTCTGGCATTCGGCAAGCTAATTACTTCGTCTTTGATAGCGAGAGTGGGGTCAGGCTAGGAGATTCCTTAGCTAATCCTAAGATTCAGAAGTTCCATACCCAGGAAGAAGTTGACCAGCAATTTAGTTATTTCTGGAGCAAGCGAGATTATTGGAAGGGCGGCAATGTTTTCTATTGGCGTAACAAGGCGCCCAAGCGCATGAGTTCTAAAGTGCTAGCTGAAGCTTTAGCTTTTGAGTTTGATTTGCCGTTCGCGGATGGCTCTAGAATGGGCCTAGTAAAAGAAGCTAAGAAAGCTTTCAGTAGTAGGCTATCAATAAAAATACCCTAGAAGGAGAAAATATGTCTCTGGTTATTGACGATACAGGCCAACCGGTACATTACCCTAAGCGAAGGGATGTATTTGAATTTGACGCTGAAGTGGCGTCTATCTTTGAAAACATGGCCGTACGCAGTATTCCGGCCTATGCGGAGACTCATAGAGTACACGCGTCGATAGCCAGGATGTATTTAGATGATAATTATGAATCCTTGACTAGGGAAGTATGTATTGGGGATATAGGAGCGTCCACTGGAGTTTTCTTTAAGACGCTTTGCGGCGTATACGGGGTGTCGGTCGATGAGGGATTACCGGTTTCTTGCGTGGCTATTGATAATTCAGGGCCTATGCTGGATAGGCTTAGCGATTCTCTGCCTTGGGTAATTTGTATGATGGAGGATGCTACAGATCTGCATCTATCCAACATGATGTTCGATGTTATGAACATTAGTTATTTAGTACAGTTCTTGCCTAAAGGCACTCGGTTTAATTTTTTGAAATCAATTGCAAAGCATGTGAAGCCAGGCGGGCTTCTTTTCTTATCGCAGAAAGAAAACATAGATAACGAAACCTTTGACAAATATTTTACTGCCGAGTATATTCAGTTTAGGATGGACAATGGATATACGGGCGAAGAGATTGCCGTAAAGACAGAAGCCCTCAAAAATTCTATGTGGGTTGATTCTTTTAATTTCATGGGCGATATGCTTCGCGGAGTAGGATTTTCTTTCGTACAACCAACCACTCGCTGGCTAAATTTTAGTTCTTTAGTTTGCGTTAGGAATGAAAATGACTGAACGAGAAGAGCTAGACGAACGTATTCGCCGTAGGGTTCGCCGCTCCGGAGGGATGGCCCAAG